ACAGAAATCACACTGCAAACCGTTACGGTATGGGTTATAATAAGGCGGATGAAACCTTTGTGATTTTCTCCACTGGTTCGGATCCAAATGTCGCTTTGCCAGATGATGGCAAATATTCCGGTGGTGGAGACTCAAACGACAACCAGCTTTTGAAGATGTCAGGTAGTGGTGTCGTGGATTTTCCACAGCATGATGGCTCCACTAAGGGCCTCGCGCTGGCAGGCACTGTTGTCACAACAACCGCCGCAGAGCTAAACGTCGTAGATGGCGGTACTGCTGCTACGTCAACCACTCTTGTTGATGCAGATAGATTTGTCTGTAACGATGCTGGTACAATGAAGCAGGTTGCTTTGAGTGATCTTACCACTTACGTCCAGAACAATTCGGTCATTCCAAGAACGTCGCTGTTCTTTAGTGCTAGCATGACTGATGGAACAAACGTTAATACCGGCGGCCAAGGCCGTATGTCAGCTGATCTTTACACTGCATCACTAGAGGTCAATGCACATGGGTACCCAAGAGCTGGTTCGTTGGAAATATACTTAAATGGTATGTTGCTGACACCTTCTGGTTCTTTGAGTGGTTCTACTGGTCCGATGACCTATCCGATTACATCAGGTACTTTCGGCGTCGACCCCCATGCGCTAGCGCCCACCAGCTCACAAGGCGTCGGAATTTGGGATTATTACGTCAGTGGTGGTACCAGTGGTGGTACTCTAGTCGCCACCGGCCCTAGCCAGGCTCGTGTTTGGGAAAACCCAACTGGATCCTTGCCTAGTGATGGTGGCGTTTATATCGTCTTGGCAGAAACACTTGACAGCGACGATATACTTACAATCAAGTATCTCGCCAGCTAATCAAAATAATCCTGCTTTTTTCCCACCTTACAAGCCCGGTTTTTACCGGGCTTTTCCTTTTCTTTTTTCCTTTCGAGTTAAGAAAAACTATTTAATAAAGTAAAATACTAGTTATTTAGTTTTAATCACGTTCCTCAAGGAGATATCAGTATGGCATCTAGAAAATTTAAGTTCGTTTCCCCAGGAGTCTTTCTTAAAGAAATCGACAATTCTCAACTTCCAAAGGTCCCCGGCCGCACCGGCCCTGTTATTATAGGTCGGACCAGAAAAGGTCCAACGATGAAGCCTTATAAAGTGGGTTCTTTTGAAGAATTTGAGGCTGTTTTTGGTCAAACCGTCCCTGGAAACCAGGCTGGCGATCCATGGAGAAATCCAGGTCTTTTGGCTACAGCTTATGCCCCATATGCCGCACAAGCATATCTCAAGTCACAAACACCAGTAACAATGATACGTTTAGGGGGGATCTTAGGTGATAATGCTTCTGCGTCAGAGACCAATGCCCATCCTGGCTGGGAATCGACAAAGCCTTGGGGCCTGTTTTTAGCCGCCTCTGGCTCGACAAATGGGCAAGATGGTAAGGGTGACGGTTTCCATTCCGCGGCCTCAGCTCCAATTACAGCGTCATTAGCAGCTGTATTTTATGGAACAGATGCTGATTTTACCGTTGGTTTGTACGGAACATGCATTGGCGGCGACCAGACTCGAACAGCAAACACCTCTTCTCTTAGGTTTGATTCAGGGCCCCCGCCAACGTCTTCGTTTGCAGTGCCACATTCAGCCGGAAAATATATACTAGAACTTAAAGATGGTACCAACACTTTTAAGCAAACAGTTTCATTTACACCAGGTGATCCGGAGTATATAAGGGATGTTCTAAACACAAACCCAGTTCGAACAACGACGAGGATATCAAATATCACAACTGGTACTTTATCTGACAAATACTGGCTGGGTGAGACCTTCGAAGAAGAGTACAGAAGAATAAACACTCATATCGCCACCGCGAGCACCAACATATTGGCATTTACTTTGCCACTTCAAGTATCCGCAGCTTCCGGTTCAATGGGTGACTTTAAATCAGCAACTCATGACGCTGCCCCCGGACAAACCGGATGGGTTTTCCATCAAAATTTCGCAGCTACCGGTAGCTACGACGCTCGCAATTTACAGAAACTTTTTAGAATTATCGCGATTCAAGATGGCGAGCATTTTCCAAAAAATCATATTGTAGAGATACAAAATATCAAAATACCAGAAACCGGCGCAGCAAACCCTTACAGTACTTTTAGTGTATGCGTCAAGATGATAACTCCTACTGGTTTAGTGGTTGTTGAGAGATTTGACAGATGTAATCTAAATCCAAATTCTCAAAACTTTATAGCTAAGCAAATGGGGGACCAATATTTTGCTTGGGATACAATAGAAAAGAGAAACAAGGTTTATGGAACAAATCCAAATCTTTCTCAATTTATAAGAGTGGAAGTTCATAGAGATATTTCCGAAACAGGACCAGACAATAACTCTGCTGCTCCTTTCGGATACTTTGGTCCAATCGTACCAAAAGCTTTCCCTCGCGCCCTTACAAGGGCCGGCTCGGGAGCTACAGAGGTCAATACAATTACATTTGGTGAGGACAAATGGATTGGCAATCATGCCCTACTGAATTTCCCAGCCCGAAGCACAATGGCTGGCACCATCAATTCGGCCTCGGTGAGCTTTAATTTTCCGAGAGGGCTGTATGTTGAAAAAGTTCCAGAAACAAACTTGTCGACAAATCCAACTTTAGGCGCGCGCCCGTATCGTATGACTTCTACTAAAGCTGAGGGAACGCTTCTAAACGAAAGCTATGTTGATTATGGAAGAAGAGCCCCAATCTGGGCGACCACTAATGCTCGACAAACTAGTGGTATAGTTTCGGCAACTGACACTGAAGTTGGTCATTCTTATATTTTCAGCTTGGACGATACTGTCATCACCGGAACCACCACATCCAATGTTGCAGATCTTTCTAGTTTTACACCAACTGAAATAAGCTTTGTCACAGGATCTCAAGTTGCAGGAACTGCCTACACTGCACTAAGTAACGGTTCAGCCCGGGCCCTAGCAAGAGATGTAATAGACTCTTTTAGAATGCCTTTGGTTGGTGGGTGTGAAGGCATTGATGTAAGAGAAGCAGATCCCTTTAATATGCACGTTGTAAATGCAGATGCCACCACAGCTAACAATTATGCATATGCTAGTATTGATAGGGCAATCGAACTCATAAGAGATCCAGAAGCAATTGAAATGAATCTTGCAGCAATGCCCGGTGTCACAAATGAAAACTTAACAAAGAAGTTGGTCGACACTTGTGAAGCGAGAGCAGATTCTTTGGCAATTATCGATCTCCCGGATGTATATATTGAACCATGGCACACCGCATGCGACAATTTCCAACAAAGAATTAACTCTAAGACCCCAACACAGGTTGCTACTGCTTTGACAGCTAGACAAATTAATTCTTCTTATGGTGCAACTTATTACCCATGGGTAAAAGTTAGGGACAACAGTTTTAATAGAGATGTTTGGGTGCCGCCATCTGTTATTGCCCTTGGTGTCATGGCCTACAGTGAAGAGAGGACAAATGCAGTATGGTTTGCCCCTGCAGGTTTTAACCGCGGCGGCTTAAATGAAGGCAATGCAGGGCTTCCTGTGTTGGCAGTTACAACGCAACTTTTGGCCAAGCAGAGGGATATACTCTATGAAGCAAACATTAATCCAATTGCCTCTTTTATTTCGGAGGGTCTAGTGGTTTTCGGCCAAAAGACACTGCAAACTACGCAGTCCGCTTTGGACAGAATCAATGTTCGTAGATTGTTGATTTTTGTTAAGAGAAGGATTTCGACAATTGCTAGCACCTTGCTTTTCGATCAGAATGTCCAAGCGACTTGGAATAGATTTAAGAGTAAAGTGGAGCCTTTCTTGGAAGGAGTTAAGACAGAACTTGGTTTAACTGATTTTCGAGTTATTTTAGATAAATCAACTACTACAGCTGACTTGGTTGATAGAAATATTATGTATGCTAAGATTTTTCTTAAGCCTGCGAGGTCTATAGAATTTATAGCGGTTGATTTTGTCATAACTAGAACCGGAGCTGGTTTTGGCGAACCGGAATAAAGACTGAAAAAAGTTTTCCGGATGATATATACTAATAGTAATAGGAGACTAAAAATATGCCGTTTTGGAATCAACCAGGCGTCGAGCCTAAAAGATCGTTTAGGTGGTTACTTTATTTATCAGGTATGCCACAGTTTATCGTTACAAAGGTAAAAAAGCCCGGGTTTAGTGTAGGGAACACTCCTCACAACTTTTTGAATTATGAGTTTAAATATCCAGGTAGAGTTACTTGGGCTCCTATTAATTTCACAATTGTTGATCCTGTAAGTCCGGATTCAACAGGAAGTTTATATGCCATTTTGAAAAATGCAGGATATAGAATACCGCCAGAATATAATGAAGCAGGACCTTCAACGATTTCAAAAAAAGGAATGGTTGAATCTTTGGGAACACAAATCAAGCTTAGTCAATTAAACCAAGACGGCGCCCCAATTGAAACTTGGACAATTCATAACCCTCTGATAACCTCTGTTGATTTTGGCGATTTGGATTATAGCAATGAAGGATTGGTTAATATTGCAGTTAATTTAAATTATGACTGGGCTACCGTTGAAACCAACGCCGGCGACGGTCCAGCTGTTCCATGGAATGTTGAAACTCCCACTGGGCCATCTGGTGAGTTAAACCGCGGCGGCTATACTGGTGATAACACCGGCAACAGTGGATTCTAATAATGGCTGACTTTGAGTTTGGAAGTACTACAACCCCTAAGAGTCTTTATTGTGAAGATGATATTGATTTCTTAAACGAATGCATTAAATTAGAACACGATGGAATGAAGAACCTCAATCATTGGAACCACATGCGAAATCGATTCTTCGCCTCTTTTCCAGAAAACACAAACGTGATCGAAATTGGAGTTCGTTCTGGCAAAAACGCGTATAGAATTAATAAACTTTTAAAACCCAAAAAATTAGTATTAGTTGATCCGTGGGATAAATATTTAACGGAAGAAAACAGTACAGGTGTTAGAAGAATGGAAAACGAAAGCTGCAGAAATAATGTTTTCAACCATTTTGGCAACCAGCCACATGTGGAAATAATAGTCGACTATAGTCTTGAGGCTGTAAAGTTATATGAGGATGGTTTTTTCGACCTTGTATATATCGACGGAGACCACAGCAAAGAAGCAGTCGCTGCAGACCTAAAACATTGGTCTAAAAAAGTTAAACCGGGAGGATTTCTTGCAGGCCACGATTATTCTCCACACAGCCCCGTAGGTAAGATGGTGAAACAGTTCATGGTTGATAACGGTCACAAATGGAGACTAGCCTGGCAAGCGGGCGAAACCGCGATCTCTTCGGACTCTAGTGATAGTCCTAGCG